TAAATGTTTTTGTTTTTTCATCGAAATAGGTAAATTGTTTTGCAACATCTACTAAACTATCTTGCAACGCACCTGGATCGTTAATTGACGCGTTCATCAAAGCAAACGGGTCCGCTAAAGTTCCTGCGGCAACTCCTAACCGTTGAAATGCCGCGGCGGTTTCAATCGCACCTTCAGGAGACAATACTTTATCTGCAAGTTGAAAAGTTTGATTCATGTCAAACCTCAACATAGAAGCTTGAGCCGCCATTTTTGTTAACCCTTGAACTCCACCCTCAAATTGATATCGGTTCATTTGGTCCATGTTGTTGGTAACATCTTTCATTACTGTCGCAGCGTTACCTCCAATACTTTGAATGTAGTTGATGGAGTCTTCTAGTGTATCGCCAATAGTTTCTATACCTGCACCAACATCTAAAAATGCTTTAGTTAGAGTATCTGCACCGAGGCCTAAAACTTTTTGGGCCGCAAATAATTTTTCAACTTCTTCTGTGGAAGCCACGACATTTCGTCGTGATTCAGTTGCAACTTTACCAATTATATTTGCAACATCTCCAATACTTCCACCCATTCTTGCGATACTTGGTGTAGTATCCGCCAGAGCGGTTTGGAGTTCGAGCATCCTCTGTCTGCCCTGAGTAAAAAGTTTATTTATGTCATTCGCATATTGCGATAAGGCATCAGAGGATTCTATAAATGTATTAGCATCAACTTTGAGTTGATTTAAAACATCTTCTTTAAGTTGTTCAATGGAATTTTTGTCTGCCATATGTAATTAAATCTATATATTATAAATACAAAAGGACTGATTTTTCAGTCCTTTTTGTTTTCTTCAACCCATTTATCCAAAAGATATTTTCTTATAAATAATGGCATAATTAAAAAATCTTGATATGAAACATTCAACAACTTAGTTAAGTAATAATACTCATCTATTTGAGATTTTCTGTAATTAGAAGAAAGGGCGAAAAAAGTCCACCCCAAATCCAACATTGACTGTTAGCTTCTCTCCTGATGGGGCTATTACTGTTCTCGTTAAATCTAATTTAGGCTCATTTTCATCCATGAACTTTCTTATGTACTTGGAATCCGCGATTGGCATTTGGTCAATAAATTTTGAAATTTCTGATCTATCTGTTACACCATTAATTTCTAAAATTTGTTTGTTTAATCTCCAAGTAACTTTTGGTGCGGTTCTACCTTGTGGATAAGAATCCGACATTTTTTGAACCTCTAGTATTTCACCATAACTCATAGGTTTTAACTTCACCGTAGTTTGAGACTTTGGTAACGTGGTGATAAATGTTCCATCATCTGAAGGTTGTTGTCCCTTTATTACGTCCAACTCATCTAACCTAACAGTACTTTTGAATGGTTTTTTTGTACCAGGGTCGGTTAAGTTCAATTCCATTTCAGGACCAAAAGCGGTATTCCTTAAAAAAATTAAAATTGCTTCAACGTCACCTTCCATTAAATCTTCAACACGAAGATCAGGTTCGTATATCTTAGACCTCAACAAAGTTTGAGTCATGTCGTTTCCTCCCGCCATTAAAATATTCTCATCGTTAGCCGTTAGATATCCAACTTTAATTGATTTTTTCTTAGTCTTGTAGAAGACTCCTTGTGTTGGTAAAGGAACAACATCGTGTGGTAACGAAAAATTCGATTGACCGTGTTCTTTTGCTTGATTATCCATATAAAAATTTAACCGTAAAGTTTATGTGCTTTACGGTTAAATATAAAAGTTTTTTATTTTTAATAAATAGTATCTTGATAAATTAGTAAACAAGTACGCAACGATCCATTCTAAGTGTTGCATTGATTGTCGCTAATCCATCTTGTGCGTAACTTAAAGAGTTAAAGTTTACATCGGTTAGGAAAGTACCATATAAAATCCACTTTTCTACAACAACACCGGTTGGGTCCAACATTTCAAGGTCAACATCTTTTTTATAACCCGCCGCATAACCCATACGACCTGTAACGGATTCTGCGTGTAAACGAACCCACTCCATAAGAGCCTGAGCTGCGGAAGGTCCAATTGGGTCTCTGAAAACAGCCGGAATTGTTTGCCACGTAAACTTACCAGCGACATATGTCTCAGTGTTCAAGAACGGAATTGGGACAGGGTTTATAATAATATGTGGTCTTGCTGCAGATTCAACAAACCATTCATTTATACCAAGAGATGATGGAAACCTTAAGATAAAACGATTCTGTCGTTTTGGTTCGTAAGGAATCGGCATTTTCATTAACAAATCAGCCATGTGTTTTTAATTTTTTTTTTCTGTTATTTTATAGATAAATATATCCGTTCTCAAAAATTTTTCTATTTACTTTTTTTTTGATATTCGTATTCTTAATTTACTTCTTTCTTATAGCCTCCAGCAGTAGAATAAGTCTTAACTATATTATCTGGTTTATTTTTGAAATGCTTTTGCATTACTTCTATATTTTTCGGATCGTCGTCACTAAATCCTATTGATAATTTTTCTGGATTAAATTTATTAGAAATATCTTTTTTTAAGAATGCTTTTTTATTAAGTACTGCTGCCATTCCTTTAATATAACTAACAAAATCTTCCATTGCTTCGACTTTGGCTTCTTCAGGATTAACGGCCCCTTTATCGTCACCAAAAGATACTGGGTGATACTTATTAAGTTCTAAATAAGATTTGATAAGTTCCTCGTCCGTCATTTCATCTTCTTCCACAAAAGACCTATATTTTTTTAGATTTTTAATTAACAGATCTTTATCGATTCCGTTAAACCCTTCTATAATATAGTTATAAATTGCTTGTTTTATAGTGTTTGGATTATGACCTCTCGCAGTTATTATCGCAAATATTGAACCATTATTTATCGCTTCTTTGAAATCATCGAATGCCGGTCCTTTTCTTGCCCTTAAAGAGTCCACCAAAAAATCTTTGTCTCCATCAGTTCTAAAGTTTCTAAATGGAAAGTCTGAATATCCCACAATTTTGTTACCTTTATATGTGAATGGCTCTTTACCTATTAGATGTCTAAACTCTGCGAAATCATCAGTAGACATACCAACCTCATTACCTTCCTCATCTTTGACCAAAATTTTTGTTGGCATATGAACAATATTATCGTCCCAATCGAACGCATAATACTTAAGATCTGGTGCCCCCTCAGTTTTGAATCCTTCTGTTAACTCTTTTCTCATTTGGCTAAAGGGGGGATATTATCCCCCCATAAATTATTGTTAGATATTTTCGAACGAAGCTCCTGTTGGAGTGATGAAGAATTCGATATCGATGAATTCTAATGCCTTCGTTGGTTTTAAGTATATCTTACCTGTTAATGTATTTCTATCTAAGTCTTCAGGTGTAGAAGAAACTGTTACTCTGAAGTCGTAAAGACCTCTATCTCTTCTAATTGAATCTAAGATAGGGTTAACACTATCCAAGAATTGTTGTCTAACGATTTGGTCGTTTTGTTCGAACAACAATCTTACCGCTACTGCTGAAATTAACTTTCTTGCTTGAAGTAACAATCTTCGTACGTTCAATCTGTTAAGTGCGGTATCTGCAACTTGTAAAGTTTTGTTACCCCAAATTACTGTTCCCACATCAGAGAAAGTTGCGATAGGGTTGATTCTACCTTGATAAAGTGTATCTCTATCTTCTTGAGTCAACTTAACTCTTGCCTTAATTGAATTTACAAGACCTCTTGTGTAACCCGCTGATGCGAACCAAGGGAATGCAATGTTATCTGTCAATGCTAAGTTTCTACAAACTTCACCTGTTGCAGGTAAGTAAATTTGTGTATTATTAACAGTATCTCTTGTAAGAATCCAAGGATAATAAGTTGCAGTGTAGTTAGAATCAATTCCTGTGTTATCCAAGTTATCAACCGCTTCTTGAGAGTAAATAATATCTTGAGGATTAGTTGCATCAGGAGTATACATGTTGTAGTCAGGAGTAGTTGCGATATAAACTGAATCTGCTCTTGAGAATTGTACCATGTCGATAGCTTCTTCTACAAGGTTAGAGTTGTTTACATAATCAATACATGATGTTGCAAATACGTTGATGTTAGTTGATTCAGGATTTGCGAATGTCAAAATACCAAGTAAGTAAGCATAGTAGTCAGTGTTCGCAAAATCTTGAGTATTGTTTTGAACTACAATTCTTTTGAATAGACCATCACCAGTTGCGTTTGGATATCTTGTTGAAGCGGATGCTCCTGCCAAGTATCCTGTTGCTCCTAATTGGAATCTATCTTGGTTAGTTCTAAACTCTCTGTAGATATCCCATCCATCAAATCCACCAGCAAAACATATAGTATATTTTCTTGAGTAAATAAAGTAGTAAGGGTTTTCTTGAGTTTCAGGATCTGTTGTAAAGTCCGCAACACCACACTCGAAAGCAGTTTGACCACTTGTCAAGGATGAGTTTGAGATTGTAACAACAGTAGCACCTGAGTCCATGTGGAAACCTTTACTTAAGTAATTCCATGTCGCTCCTTCAACGGGTAATGGAGAAACTACCCAGTTTAATGGGTTTTGAGTTCCTTTATATTGTAAGAATGAATCATCAACCCCAAATTGACTTGAGAAACCTAAATAACTTCTTCTTACAATGTCACCTGAAGATTCAACAACGTCAGTTGGTGCTCCGAAAGGAGGATTGTAAATTACTTCACCAGGGAAATAATATTTTGTTTTGAAAATTGGAACTGGTGAAGGGTTTGTTACAGATGCGTATTCTCTTTGAGTATATCCATAGAAACCACAAGGGATTGCATCAACTGGTGCTTCATCAGCCATTTCAATCATTATGTATCGTGAAATTAAAGCGTATTCACCATCAGTAGAACCAATTTTCTTAGCAACAAAGTTGTTAGATAATGGGTCCATGTTACAGTTAGTAAATTTCTCAATAACAACAGGATTTGCATCAGTGTCAAAGAAATTTCTAACCAACACGTCAAATGTCATGTTATTGAAAGATAAATTAGCAATTGAAACTTTTACCTCTGTATTAGCTGCGTTACCATCAGAAATTGAAACAAACTTGAATAAGTTATAAACTTTATTACCTCTCAATTCAGAAACTAAGAATGGTGTACTTGGTGCTTTGTACTGTGTTACGTTGTATGCGATTGATGTTGGGTCTTCAGTTCTTGCCTCTGGTAGAGCAATCAAGTTACAATTTAATCCACGAATATATCCTTGATTGTAAGCGTATGTCAAAGTACTTGGATAAATTTCTTCTACATAAACAGGAACCTCATTTCTTGATTTACCAAAGTTATCAACTCCTAACACCTTTGTGATGTATTTTGAAGAAGATGCTGACATTGAAGTTTCAAAAGAGAAATTGTCACCGTCTTTAGTTACACCTGAAATTAAGAATGATTCAAAAGGTGATTGTGTTACTCCTGAATATTGTTCAGTACAAACTAACTGTAAATCAGTTAATCCACTTACTTCATATATTGGACCGTGATCGTCACTCGTTGAACTATTAGTAAATAATGATATACCTCTTGAACGTAAAGTTGCAACAACCATGTTGTTGTAATCATAATATGCAGTACCTGAATAGGTGTATGTTTTGCCTGTAATAGTACCAGTAAATGTTGATGACGCTCCCGAAGTTAATGAACTAACATTATAGAAGAACGAATATCCTGAATATGCGTTTCCTGATGTAATATCAAAGTTAGCATAATACCAAGGGTCGTTCGCGTCTGCCGACAAGTCGTTAGTTGCGATGTTTACTGTATCACAACCATATTCATTAATAACATTTGAATAAGTTGCAGTTAAATCATAAAAATCACTCTCAGGAAGAACACCATAAACCACTGCAGTAGTTGCTGATAGTGAAGGTGTATCCATGATGTCGTCTAAGTTATTTGTAAAATCCAATGCCAAAGTCGATGTACTACCATCCGATAGTCTATACTGAGTATTGAATTTTGCTAATACTTCTGGTGGTAATGCTCCACCCGTGAATGTTACAGTATTACCTGATGAAGATCCAGAAAAGTTCGCTGAAAATGTTGTTCCAGTTGCAGGACTAAATCCAATCGTTAGTGGGTCAACGTTTGCAATCACCTTAATACTCCAAGAAGGGCCGGCGTCATAACCTGATAGACCTAATACTCTTGTTACAAAAAGTTGATTAGATTGTTGTAAATATGATTTTGCGATATACGCCGCTTCATATTTTGGAATTTGTGTGTTTATAAATTTTGTAGGTTCAGTCCCCCCAAAATATGCTTGAAACTCATCGTAGTTTGTGATAAAAATCGGTTCGAATGCGGGACCTTTAATTGTTTCTCCCACCAAACCTAATGTAGTTACACCTACACTTTGAGCCACAAATGATAAGTCAGTTTCAGACGTATATACTCCAGGCGATACGTATACCTTTTGATTTACTTGTGTTGCCATGCTTTAATTATTCTATTGCAGATTTATTTTAATGATAAATATTCATATCTATGTGAAAAAACTTGACTTTTGAATATCTATTTGTAAGGAGTATGAATTTATTCTACCTTTTTTCTGCCCATGAAAACAACCAAAGAAATAAAGAATATCAAAATATCCCCTGAATCACACGAGATATTAAAAAAGTACTGTGAAAAGCGTGGGATAAAAATCTATAAGTTTTTGGAAAATCTTATAGTGGAGAGGTGTAAAGAAAAGAAAGATATCTATGGTGAGGATTAAACCAACTGAGATTCAAACTTGATTGTTGATTCTAAAGTGTTATCGGTCTTAACCACGTCAATCCTCAAGATGTCATTTGTTGTGATTTGAATTTCAGCGACATCACTACCATAATAATCACCATTTATATACACATCGAAACTATCGACATTAGTTGTTCCAACTAAAGACATATTGGCGGTAAAATCAATTATTTCACTCAAACTACTATTTCCAACGATATATAAAAAATTGGATAAGAAATCGTCAGGGTTTTCAGGGAACTTTGGTCTTCTTCTTTTTAATACTGTGGTATCCAATTCCATGATTTGAGCAACTCTCGCAATCGCAGGTTTGACTTGGAATTCCTCTTCGTCTATCAAATACCCCAACATAGTAAAATCGTAATTCTGAACAAAATATTTTCTAGCATCCATCTGCATTTGTGACTCATCAGATATATTATTAAGAACAATTGGAACATATTGACCTTTAATAAAAGTATATGCTTGTCTTGAAGAAAACTTTTGCATTATAATCTTATTAAGTTGATTTAACTCCCTCATTCTATTACAAATAATTTTGACACTATAATTAATATCTACAGGAACGGGTTGTGGGATTGTATATATATCCATACCTTGTTCATTACCATTCCAAGTTGGCACAGAGGCGTAGTAGAATTGTTTTCTGTTAGGTATAGTATATTGTAATGCAGGATTAGTTCCGAATTTAACTTCAGGCTGTCTAACAACTGTTATGAATGGAGGTTCAGGATTGAAATCTAAGTTGGTAAATAAAGCGGTCTCCACATATTGAGTCCAATTTTGTGTTGTAATTATAATATCAACCATCGGAATTATTTTTCCAGCAGTCACAACTTGAAGATCCTCTTTCACAAAATCCAACATACCCCTATCCAAATCAGCATGTAATACTGACTTTGGTAAATAAGTTCCATCTTTGTTTATATACTCAAGGAGTTGTTCTCTTCTTGCAAACAAAGTTTTCTTCGGAACTAAAGGTAATGTAGGTTTTACTTGTTTTGGTAATGACATTTTATTT